TGTTTCTACAGTATGCATCAGCATCTATTTCCATATGCCAGTGGGTGACGGTATGGAGGGTCTGTATCATAAACATCATACCTAATGTCAGCACAGGTCCTATCCATAAGGGGTGCATAATTATGTCACCTGGTGTTCGTTTCATACTATATCATACACCTTTTTCTTCTGTGCTTCAGGCAACACACGAGTCAGGGTTACATTAAGTAATCCGTTGTTTAGTTTAACGTCAGTAACCTCAACATCATCTGACAGGTTGAATGACTTGTCAAATGAACGTGCTGCTATCCCTCTGAAATTATATTCTCCTTGCTTATCCTCTTGAACTTTAGTGGATTTGATATGAAGTTGATGTCTCTCTGTAGAAACTTCGACATCCTCCTTACTCCATCCTGCTAATGCCATCTCGATCTTCCACTTATCGTCACTCTCTTTGACGATGTTATACGGTGGGTAAGATGTGCTTTGGGGGTTCAATCCAAATGCGTGTAATCTTGTTAGTGTGTCATCTAGTCCGACACTATACTTGTTGATTGCGTCAACAAGAACATCCATATCTTTGGATGCAAAATTTGAGAACCTTGTAAGTCCAGTCATTGTTTTTCTCCTTTAAAAGCGAGGTTTGATTTTGTGGTCCCCGAAGGCAACCACCTATATTTAGCGTTTATAGTACAAATATACAAGTTCGGTTGGAGTAGAAATGTCCGTATTGATACCTAATTTCAAAGCTAAGTTTGGCTAAATAGGGGTGAAAGGTATCGTGGAATTATGAAAAAAGCATCCTTACTTTTCGGTATGGCATTGCTAGGGTTTACATTACCAGCACGTGCAGATTTGACGCATAGATTGACAAGCTCAGTTCAACTACAGGTTGACGCAGGATACTCATCAGTATCACGTGCAGGAAATTCTTATAGCACCAGTGGCTCTGGTGTCAGCACAACTATTACACCGTCTGGTGGTAGTGCAGCTAGTGACCTAGGTGGTATCTCTGCTATAAGCACTGCAGGGGTTGCTACTTTTGCATTACCTGACGTAGCACAAACTACTCAAGGTAATTCATACAGCTTCACACAGAACATAACTACTGGTGACGCTATCGTAACTACTGCTGCTGATGTAGGTGACGTATTAGGTTATAGTAATACAGTTTCTACAGCACCTGGTAGTGCGGGTAGTTTGGCTGGAACCCTTGCTACATCTGGTGCCATTGGTTTAACAGCTGGTGGAGCTGGCACTTCAGCTACGGGACAGTTTGTCACCGAGGTTACCATACGCTAAGACGCATATATAAGATGAGACGTATAGGACTCCTACTATTATGTTTCCTGGGTGTACCACTGAGAACCCTTGCGGTCCCTGTGGTCCCAAATTTTCAGCAGGGCTCGATGACGAGTCACACCGAGACTGAAAGTACAATTACGGAGACCATAAATTCTATAGATTATCGTACAGGATGGGAATACTCAGTGACAGGGGTAGGCGTTTCCAACAATGGAGAGGCTTTGAACCCGAACGTGAACACGTCAACCGTGACAATAAATCCCTCAGTGGGATCAGGAGATGGAGCACTAACTGGCTCGGTCACCTCTCAATACGACAACTTGGACTTCAACAATCAAGGAAACTTCACGATAACAACTCCAGGAGAAGCCTTTCAATTTACCCAGAGTTATCAAGGACCAGGTATGACCAACCAGACCCTGATCCAGAGAGTGACCACCATAAAAAGTGTGACAGACACAACCAGCACATTTACCCAGTGATACCAAGGGGTTTCGGGAATGCAAGAAGAATATACAGAACCACAGCCGCTGCTATCCTTGGTAGTTTTACTTTTCTTCCTAGTGGTACTGCTCTCGCTGAAGGTGTTGGTGGTGTAAGTGCTACTGCTAATCCTATAGCCAACTCGTCGGGCTCAGTCACCAACCAGGCAATACAGGTTTTACAAGGTCCGTATATAACTAACACTTATGGTGGTGGTGTACAGTGTCAAGGTAGTACGTTCAACGTGACACCATACGTACAGTTTGCAGATTCAAGGAAAGATCCTTGGGAAGATTTTTATAACGAACCACAATATAATATGACTGACCTGACAGGTAAGACTACCAAACAGACAGTCACAGTTAAAAACTATCCTTGGGAGTCTTGGTATGACACAAGGACAAAGGCAGATGGAACTAGATGGTTCCCAGATGGTGAAGATATGCAGATAGAAATGGATATAGATGGTCCAGATGGTGTACCTGATGTAGTATCCAATGGCAGTATGGATCCTACGTGGTACAAACCAATAAGAACTGATATGAGAGCCAATCAAAGTCTTAACCTTGGTGTATCTGCAACACTATCAATACCACTGAACCGTAAGCTAGTTAAGCAATGCCACGAGGCTGCACAAGCACAGATTGCTATGCAGAATCAGTTAGTATCTAATAAGCGTTTAGACTTTGAATTAGCTCGTCTTAAAAATTGTGGTGAACTCAAAAAGAACGGCATATTTTTCCATCCAGCATCACCTTATCACGCAGTATGTGCTGACGTAGTTGTTACAGCAGCAGGTGGACAAGTAATTCCACACACACATAACATAAGTAGACCTACTTTTGAGGAACCTACTTCTTCTTCTGAGCCTTCTTCTTCTTCAGAGGAAGTAACCCCTTCTTCTTCCGATACTCATCTGCAAGAACCTCAGAACGAGAAGGACGATAAGTTGTCTTTCCTAGGATTGAATTTACCTTGGTTACAACCTTCTTCACAGCAGGTTTCACCACCCTCAGCAGCAAGTCAGCTAGGGGTTTGGCAAGTAGGGCACTCGATGCAGCCACAGATGCTATCACCGCAGTCGTCGTCACAATCTGAGGACTAGGTAGATACGCTTCTGCCATACCAATATCCTCATATAAAGTTACACATATTTTTTCACCATCAGGGTTCTTAGGATCCCTCTGCAATTCAAATCCACTGACCTTCTCTTTCTGGCTCTGTGCTACATCACCTATACGTGGTGCTGTCGGACCTGGACAGGGAGGGTCTCCGTCTTGTTCAGGGGTACCAGGTGGTTCAGGTGTGTCTGGTGGATCGGGTGTATCGACTTCTGTATTAACACCTTCTGGTTCATCATCACTTTCTACTGTAATAGTTTGCCAACTTAATGATCTAGCATCATAGTTAGGTGGTTCATAATATGGCATACCTGCATCACATAATACCGTATTTCCTTTAGGGTCATCATTGACCAACATCTTATTATTATTTCCTTTCGTATTCTCCTTGTGTACTTTGACACAACCAGGCATATCAACTACAGGAGTACCAACCACTGTAGTAACTGGAAGTACTAATCCCTGAACAGCAGGTGTATCATTCATCCACGATCTATCTGCAATATAATTTGTACCTATAGGTCGTACAAAAGGTGTACGTATCCTTAAAAGATTAATCCCCGTACCATTGACAGTTATGTCATTGATACGAGGACCATTAATGGTTACGTTTGGTACGTTAATGTTACCCACGAGTTTCTTCTATTGCTTCTTTGATTACAGTCTTTAACTGTCTTAGTTTCTTCTTACCAAGACCTGCTCTTGTATCTATCTTTACCTTCAACCAATACACAAAGGCAAGTACAAGTATAAACTGAATACCTTCTGACCAAGATAGGTTCCACGCTTCATTTAAGTCAAGCGATGCTGCTGCTAATAAATTAATCATTTTTGAGGAATTTGATTTTTATAATTTTGTGGGGTTGGTAGACCTTTGACATTACCAGTGGTCTCTGGCCAACTATCCCAGATTGCTTTCTGGACTTCTTCCCTGATTATCAAACGGAGTTCTGATTCCTGTGCCTTAGCACGTTTCTCAGGACCACCAGTTTGTTGGTCGATGATGTGTCCACCACCGACAAACGTACCAGTTCCGACTACAGCAATTGCTGTACCAGTAGAAGTAATCTTTTGTATATCCATTAGAAAGCAGGAACTGCTTTGGCAGGATCTATTTCCATTGGTGCTTGAGGAGCAGCCATATCAGGAACAGTTCCCTTAAGGGCACCACCACCAATACCACCAAGTGCACCACCACCAAACGATCCTAGTGCTTTCTCAGTCACTGAATTTATGATGGCATCTTTATTAAGATACACGTAACCACCAACACCGACAACGGTAATAGATACAACGCTAGACGCAATAGCGAGTACATTTATAATCTTTTGCATTTTAGTTTTTATAGCAATGGTATTTAGCTTACCACAACTTCACCAATAAGCCAACTGGGTGTGGTCTGTATAAGAGAGTCAACTGCTCTAATGACGTGGAGAGTATCTTCAACTGCTTCCTCTGGTACCACTAGACAGAATCCTATACCCATATTAAATGTCTTCTTCATCTCTTCCTCTGGTATCTCACCAGCAAGCATAATCTTACTAAAGATATCAGGCATCTTCCAAGAATTATAATCAACTCTTGCTTCTAATCCATCAGGAATACAACGTGGTAAGTTATCTGGTATACCACCACCTGTTATATGTGCCATACCAAGTATGGGAACGTTATCTACGAGTGTCTTAACCAGTTTTGAATAGATCTCAGTTGGTTGTAACAATTCTTTAGGATAGTCTTTATAGTATAACTTTTGTCTCCATAGCATATCATTGATAAGACTATAACCATTACTATGCAGTCCACTACTACCAATACCTATGATCTTATCTCCCTTCTTTATATCTCTACCGTCAATTACATTTGCTTCTTCTACAACACCTGTACAAAACCCTGCTAGATCATAGTCCTTAGCAAACCTACCGTGTTCAGCAGTCTCCCCACCTAATAGTTCTATACCTGCTATCTTACATCCTTCAATTATACCTTGTACTATCTTTTCACAGTTCTCATCTAACTTAGGTGTTGATATGTAATCTAAAAAGTACAATGGATCTGCACCACAGCAGATCACATCATTAACACACATAGCTACCAGATCTATACCAATAGTAGTATAGTCACCTGCTACCTGACATATATTAATCTTTGTACCTACACCATCAGCACCAGAAACCAATAAAGGTTTCTCGTATCCTTCAGGTATCTTGTACATACCATTGAATCCACCTATAGAAGGTGCAGACTCTCTGATCTTGTCAACGAATGCTTTACCTGCTTCGATGTCAACACCAGAGTCTTTGTAATTCATAGTACTTCTTCTTGGCAATTATCATTAAGATCTTCTACCATTGTACCACCTATATCGCTCCCTGCGTCCATTCCTATCATCGTAGCAGCACCAGCAAGTACCCAACCAACAAAAGGAACAGAGGAGAGACTAGGAGCAACAGCAGCACCAACGCTAGCCCCGACAAGCCTTCCCGATTGCTCTCCTCCACCGACCGCCTTGATACAGGCGACAGACTTTTTTCCTTCTTCTCCTGCTGCACCTCCTGAGTTCTTCCCTTGAAGATGCCTTGCACCGTCCATTGTGTACTCTTCAAAGCCTTCATACGTGTTGTTACCCAACCCAAGAAAGCCTGCTTTCTTCTTCACATCCCTTTCCACACGAAGTATCTTAGGATCATTAGACCTATAGTTTATCCTATATCCTTCTTTACTTGCTTCTACAGCATAGGATGTATAAGGACCAACTGGTAGGTTGAGCTGAGGGAGTCTACTACGAGTGGCAAGCATACCAATCATACCTATATGACTCACACCTAGGAGACCTCCTAGGGAAATAATAAACCACTTGTTCATAACTTAAAGTTTGTAATTGTTATCCTCTTTCTTAGGATCTACAGCAATAATTTTTAAAGGAGCTTGTTCGATTACAAGAGTTTGAGTAGGACCACCGTTCTTACCTACACCATTTCCATTACCATTTTGTCCATTCATTTTCATAGTACCATCACCTTTTTTAGATGCAGTTTGAATCCCAAAGCTAGCTAAAACCCCCGTAAAAACCGAGGCTATGAAAGTCGGGTCGATCTTTTGTTGTGGTACTCCTGGGATGGCAACGTAATTTAATGTGAGTATTCCGCCACTCCAAACCAACACGCCAAGGCGAACAAATGTACTAATGATAGCAGCTTGCTCATCCTCATCTGGAAGTATCTTATCTTTGATTTTACCAAAGATACCTTTCTTCTCTTCCTCTGATAGTTCTTCCTTTACTTCTTTTGCCATTTATACCTATGAAGCTATTACTATATAGCTCACTCAGTAGGTTGCTTTTTCTTACCTATATTATACTTTGATTCTAACTTCCATTCACCCTTATCTTTATAGGCTATGACTTTAATTTGGTTAAGTGGTGCTAGTTCACCGAGTTCAGACTCAGTTACAATATCCACTAGACCCCAATCAGATAAGAGTTTAGTAATTCTGTTGCGTCGTTCAATATCATTCGATGTTAGGTTAGCGTGTTTACCATCTAACGCAAACAACTCTTTGAAATGCACGATGTAATACTTGCCTTTCTTATGCAGTATGTGACAGGACTGGAACAACTTCTTTTCTTTACGAGAAGCTACACCTATCCTAGTAAGCGTCTCTCTGACCTTTAAGAAGTCGTCTGGTTGCCTTAAGGAAACCTCGACCATCATATCCACAGACCAAGACACGTCTTGCTCTTCACTCATCTCACTCCTCCAGTATTCAGTTTTGATTTGATCAATTCGATCTGATCTTTAGTCAGAATTCGTAATGCATCCCGAGCTTTGTCATTGTTATAACCAAAGTATTGCTTAATAAGATCAAGGTTCTCTGCCTTATCCTTTTTAAGCCAGGGACTGTAACGACGCTTCTTTCTGAGACTATTTAGATAAAATGAATATTGCATATCCCTGTCAAGATGATGCATCTGATTAATTTCATTTGCATACAAAACTGAATCTATATGACCCGACAAACATTTATTAATAATATAAGATGGATACTTCTGCATCCAGTCAGGACCACGATCCCGAAGATCCTCCTTAGTCCAGTTAACACTGTTGAGGTAATCAGATAGTTTGTAGTTGCTCATTAAAAAGATCTTCTAAAATGGATTTAACACTATAGTTTGTTATTAGCAATTCCTTACGTTTGGACTGATCTACGTTATAAGATCCTGTTGATCTCATAGTATAAGTCAGATCCCACTCTCTCATATTATACTCTTTAAACAACTCTTTAATAGTATCGTTAGAATTATATGTGATCATCCACTTCTTACCAGACGTAGAGCAATCTAATGCAAAGGTATCGTGTGTGAAGTTCCTATGCATCGTACCACCCTTCTCTCCATAAAGGAAGGACTTAATATCATATGGTGGATCCATAAAGACAAAAGCATCCTCAGTGTCCTTAAGTAGATCAGTGTAATCTAAGTTTGTTATCTTCCAGTTCTGAATGATCTTAGAATATGTTGGTAACTTATAGATACCTTGCTTAGAAAAGTTTGAATCAGATGCTTGTGGTGAGAATGATGAGTTCTCTCCTAGTCCTGAGAAGGAACACTTGTTAAGAACATAGAAGTATGCTGCCTGTTCTCTCTCATTAACTGAGGAGATAGTTTCCTTACATCTATTGAATAGATCTCTTGCTTTATCAGGTGTACTGTGTTTCTGTTTAAGACGTAAGAGATCCTCAGTTAATAAATTAGATCCTTTCTGTACTTGGAACCAGAAGTTATACAAATAATAATACTTGTCATTAACCCACACAGGTACGTGAGGATTCTGTTTTGTAAATTCTAAAGCAACAGATCCACCACCTAAGAATGGTTCACGATACTGTTTGATGTTGAGTGGGAACTGACGAATAAGATACTTCGCTGCCCTAGACTTACCACCAGGATATCTAAGTGGTGTCTTATATGATTTTAGTTGTGTCAAAATAAATCCCTCATAGTTTCAGGTTCAACTGGATGAGTCTGATATACAAGACTGTATCTCATAGGAGCATCCCTTAAAGGTGGACGTGCACCGTGCCATAGCTCACTAGTAAATTTTACCATCCTTCCGAACTTTGGCACAATACTCTTAACAATCTCTCCATCTTCTAGGAAGATTGTTTCTCCTCCCATACCTGCGTGCCAGTCAGGATTACAATAGATCATATACGTGATGCCCTGTGAACTATGTGAATCCGTGTGTGGTTTAGGACAGTCCATATATGTGAATGCATTGTATAAGCATCTACGTACTTTAGGATTACCAATTAATTTTAACCACTTCTCTGCAATAGGTTCAAACTCACGATACTCCAAATCAAATACTCTACCAAGACTAGGTACCTTATTACCAAAGGCATCACCTAATTTTTCCCATTGAGTATATGCTTCGAAGTACTGATACAATTCCCATACATCAGAGAACTCAAATAGATCATCAGTATATTCAATCATAACGACATCTGTGGTCCTTCACCATAACCAATATCTTCTTCACCGTGTCTTCTTCTTCTCAACTCATCATCTTGTACCAACTTACAGTTAATCATATTCTGTCCATATGGTCCTTGATTAATAGGACCAGTTGGAAATGCATTGAATGAAATATTTGCACGTGGGAAGTCAGCAAAATGTGGTGCTGTAAAATGTACTAACCAACTTGGAAATATTACTAGGGTACCTGGTTTATATACAGGTGCTTCTACAGCGTTCTCATATACTGCTGAGATTATTTCTAACTGATTATATGATCTTGCGTGCACAGGGTCTTGGAAGAGCGTAGGATACCCATCTGTGAGGCAGTAGGTGCCACTGTAGTATGACATAGGATGTCTGTGTGGTTGATGGCATCCACCACTGTTAGGGAGCGATACAACCCCCCAAGCAAGACTGATCTCAAACTTACCCCACATTTCAAACCCTTGATCTTTCTTAACTTCATCTAAACATTGATCAATCCATTTAAAAGTATTTTTAAATTGTGGTAAGCAATGTAAATTGCCTTGTGTAGTCTGTACAAGATTAGGTAAATTAAAAGCTCCTCTCTCAATCGGATCTAAAGCGTCAAGAGTTTCTTCTACTAACTCAGAACTACTCTCAAATGTAAAGAGTTCCACAGGAAAGATGGGATGCTTTTTCATTTCTTCCAAACACACATTGAATCGTATACACTCATATGTTGAGTGATATTATTTTGTTCTCTAAATTCTGTTACTGCTCTCTGAATAAGATGTGATTTATAATCGTGACCACATATCAATCCACCATATTTAATCTTAGGATACCAATCATTTAATTCTTTAAGTGCTTGTTCATATGTCATCCAAGCATCCATAAAAATAAAATCAAATCTTTCATTAGGAAATGTGTCAACTAGATCTTCTATATTACCTTTGATAATTGTTGATCTATCTTCTTCACCAGAGAATCTAATATGATGATGTGCCATAAATTCAAAGATCTCCATCTCTGCAAGATCAGTAGAGTTGGAAGGACCATCTTGATTATCTTCTCTTAAGTAATCTGTATAAGGTTCCCAGTTATCAATACCAGTAAGGTGTTTAATATTAGGACAAGCTTGTAACAAAGTACAAAAACTTTGTGCACGATCTACCCCTAGTTCGAGACCA